TAGGCGCTGACACAATGTCCCAGAGGGTGTTGCCTTGAATAATTCCATCAGGGACATAAGACTCAGCAGACCACCAAGAATCAATAAATTCTTTACCAGCACCATTCTCAAGATAATCACACGCATCTTTGTATCCTTTCCTATGCTTCATTACTTTAACTTTGCCACCAAACAACTCAGCAACTGCTTGTGATGCTTTAATTCCCGGCTCATCAGCATCAAAACAAATCACAATATTCTCAAATGAATCAATCCATTCATATTGCATTTTGCAATCCTTTAGAGCTGCTTGTGCTCCACTTCTAACACTAACGCAAGGGTACTTGCTACCTTGCATCTGGTAGCTTGCTAGTGCATCTAATTCACCCTCGCAGATGGTTAGATAGCGCCCTGACTTGGTGAACAGATTCTGTCCAAACAATGTAGCCTCTTTAAAGTCTCCGGCAATACTAAAATCTTTGGTTTCCACTAACCTTGTTTTGATTGCCGTCATTACCCCATCAATATCATAGTAGGGATAAAAGTGTTTACCTTCGTTCTGGCGAACTCCGTAAGCTATGCAAGTAGCCGAAGTAATACCACGACTAGCGATACTGAGAGAAGAACTATTGTCATAAAAGTTTAAATCCTTATTCATTGGTTTAACTGCCTTTGTTTGTGTTGTTGTACCATCACCTGCAACATAAGTCTGACAAGCAAAACAGTATTGATGATTGTCGTCAAACAAACTGTTCGCATCACTACTGCCACAACTCTCGCAGGGGATGTGCTTTACATACTTAGAATCCGTCATATTCAAACCCACCGGCAATTTCTACTTCCATATCGCCTAAGTCTTCTTCTTTAATATCCGTAGGCGATAAATTCTCCGCCATGATGTAGCAATCCTCTTCGGTGTCGCCGTAACAAGTAACGTAGTAAGTCTTCGTTACTTTGAATGTAGCAGTCAATCCAATTGGTTCACTTTTATATTGCATCATTTTTTAACCTCAATTATTCCTTGTTGAACACGATAAGGGTATCTCGATTCTAACCAAAAACACCGATAAACCCCGTCCTTAACACTTAACCATCCATACCAATCGCTGTGTTTTGTAACATAATTCCCGCAGACCTGGTGGTCGTGCTCATAAGCAGCGATAGAATACCCTATAAACCCACTAAAACACGCTACAAGCGCATATCTCAACATAGTTAATACCTAGCCCTATACAACAGGGACTAATCGGTCTATCGCTTGATTTAAGCGCTGCCGGAACTCGTCCATCATAGGCTCGTAACCATAAAGACCACAAAGATAGACCATCTCTTCCAAAACAAAATGCTTATGCATCTCTTCTTGAGCATATTGCAGCTCTAAACCACTCATTTCGTCAAATTCCAACATAGAACCCCCTGTGTAAAAAGACATCTTATCGTAAAGTCAACAAAAACTTGTTGTTTTTAAGACACAATCCATAAAATAAATAGCTTGACAACATTTTAAAACTTTACTATAATGCTTTACGACATTACTATCGTTGATTGTTTTTTGATGTAGTTATAAATCATTACTCTTCATAGCTAACATCATAGACTATATAGAACCTATGATACCTCAGCGCTCCTCCCAGTAGTCATCAATCCCGTCATCATCGTAGTCTTCAATGTAGTCATCTTCCTCTATCAATTCCCCGTTACCTGTATCGCCCTCACTTAGTAAGTCGTTGCGTACCTGGAGCGGAATGTAGGCATCTACTGACCTTAAACAGATAGAACACATCTCAACAAACTGTTTTGTAATACCATGCCTGACAGTCGATTCATAGTCATTTAATGCTGTATTGCAGCAAATACATCTCATGTTAGAGCCTTTCAATTAAGTTTAACAACCAATGTAGTGTTTGAGTATAAACAGTTAAACCAACAAGCCAATAAAGAATTGTGTATGGATTTTTCATAGCGGTGAACAATTGATATATTTACCATCGTTGCAAATAAAACAGACCTGAGACCCTTTAGGAGTATCAATTATGACTGTCTGACAGACAGCAAACACATCGCCCAGATATAACAGTGCTGAGGCTAAACAGATAATTTTAAGCATAGTTCTAAATCCTTATAAGTAATGTCATGTTTTTTTAAGGCAATACGTAGCTTGATTATTGCCCTGTTTTGTATTTCCCAAACTGCCTGGTGACTAATACCAAGCTCTTTAGCTACTTCTTCTAGTGTCATATAGTAGTGTTTTCCTTATTTTGTAATCTGAAATATAACTCACTTACTTTATTGCCCATCTCTTCAAAAAACTCTTTTTTATTGTCATAGCCTATATCTGTATAAGTATTGCCAATAGCTAGGTCATTGAAATCAAATTGCATCTCCGTCAATAACTCTTCTATATATTTATTCATTGTGTAACCTCCATTGTTGTTAGGTTTACCAAATCCTGCCATAACCTATAAAGCCCCTCATCGTTAACACTTAGCAACCATGTTGGAGTTGTGGTGTGCTGCATTAGTGCGGTGATGTCTTCAAGTAAGAATACCCGTGCATCATTCATTTTATAAGCCTTCATTAAAGTTGTGGATTCTATTTCCAATCCAATTCATTACAGGAACTGCCATTGAGTTTCCCATTGCTTTATAGCGTAATCCATCTGGACAACCAATAGCAACTTTCTTGTTCCAGGGAATCTGTGTGTAGTTATCTGGAAAGCCTTGCAACCGCTCACACTCAACAGGAGTCAGTCTTCGAACACTCATGTTTTGTACTGTTGCAGGGGTTTTGCTCTTATCTAGTGTAGGTGAAATTGTATCAATTGACATACCCTGATGAGAACTATTCTGCCAACCGAACGCAACATTCTGAACAAATGGAATATTACCGCCTCCGCTACCCCACGTAGATGTTACAGTCTGACACACATCACCCATATCTTTGACCCTACTATCGGATGGATGGTTTTCGTAGACTGTTAAGAATGTTTCAGAGCCACCTCCTAAGACTCCTCCGCTTGCTTTGGTTGTTCCTGCGATGACATCTTCACGATATTGTCCAAAGCTACTTTCAACAAAACCGGCAACACCTTGCCTCGTCTTTCTGCTCTGTTTAATATCCCCTGACAGGCTTTCTGACTCAAATAATACTTCTGCTGCAGAGTCCCAACCTCCAAGACATCCGACAACAAAGACTCTTCTGCGCCTTTGTGGGACTCCGAAGTTTTGAGCATCAAGCACCCGATAGGCGAACCCATACCCGAGTTCAGCCACCGCCCCGAGGAAGGAGCCAAAGTCCCTTCCACTATTGGAACTGAGGACACCTGGAACGTTTTCCCAGATAAACCATTTGGGCTTAAATTTGTCAAGAATTCCAACATAGGTGAGGGCAAGGTTTCCTCTTGGGTCTTCAAGACCTTTTCGGAGTCCTGCGACTGAGAATGATTGGCAGGGAGTTCCTCCAACAAGAATGTCAATTGATTCATTTAGGTTCCAATCTTTAAATTTAGTCATATCCCCAAGATTAGGGACATTTGGATAATGATGAGCCAATACTGCTGATGGGAATGGCTCGATTTCAGAAAATGCAACAGGTTGCCACCCTAACGAGTGCCACGCTACTGTTGCCGCCTCTACTCCACTGCAAACACTAAGGTATTTCATAGATTTCCTTTTGTTATAAATAAACAACAATGTACACCAAAGCAAACAAAATAGTATAAAGAGTTAAACCTGTAAGTATAAATGATTTCATTTTTGTTTCCCGTCTTCAAATAGTTCATACCAATCAATAAACGCATCACAACATAATTTCGTGATTCTATTAGCTACTTCTTTGTCAATCTTTCCATCATCATATTGTTGATAGATGTCATTAATCGATGAAAACAATCCATCAATATCATATGGCTCAGGCTCTGCCTCAATAACTGGTTTTAGCTTCAACGCAGCAAGATAACCTAGACAGAAATCCTTAATAGTTCCGCTCTGATAGTTGTCAAAGTTACCGGACACCTGTAAATAGTTTCCATTCATACCATCGCCAATTTTGCTAAGGTTAAAACAGAATGGTTTGCCATTTTCTGGTAACTGATTGGTGGAGTATTCATCAGCGTTCATCAGGTCAAATTGCAGACCATAATCAACAAACTGGAGACAGAGGTGTTCGCACCCTCCGCCTGTGTAAACCTCTTCCATGATAATTTTATTCATAATTAGCCTTTTATTAGATTGATTCGTGATTAAGATATGTCACACCTTTATGAGTGAAGACATGAGCGCCCAAAGCACGTAGACGACTTTTAGTAGTGGGAGTTGACCAACGACGTAGCGTGTCAATGTTGACCTCTAAAATCCCTGTTTTAAATACGTCAGCGATGTGGTTTCCATGTAGGAAAACTTTAGCTCTATCACCTGCATTGGTGACGATAGTATTGTCAAAACTCCAACCTTCGGCACTTTGGTTGTGAATAATGTTATTTACTGCCAAAACCATTTGTTGTTCTATTTTTCTCATAATTAAGCCTCTTCTGATTGGTTGTCTAGTTCGGATGCCCAAGTCTCTAAATCGATGAGACTCATATCACCTACAGTAATTTCAATCTCTTGACCATCATAAGTAGAGTACCAAAGAGCCTTAACATCGTCAGAGCCTAAGCTGATGAAAAGCGTGAAGTTGTAATCAGTCATTGCAAGATAGACATGACCGCTAGAATCATTCTCACTTGCAAAGCCATCTCCAGATAAGTCCATTCCCAGGTCAGAGGCTTTGGTCAGTAATTTAGCAATTTTGCGGTATGCGTTGTTACAGAGGTTTTCATTGATGTTCATATAATTCTCCAAAGTTAGGATAAAGCGTTTTAAGTTTACTACTGTTAATCAAACAGCTAACACATTAAATTGTAAATCATACTCACGATGAAACTCTTTAAGGTTTGTCAATTCTTGCTCGTTACGCAGAGCCACATAATGACGAACACTAGGATTAGACTTAGAGAAGTACTCAACCCCGAACACATCGTTATTGTGCTTGCGTTGCTCTGTTAGCTCATCTACAAATTTAAAGAATGTTGTCATTTGTTTCTCCTGGTTTGTTTAACTACTTAACTACTAGACTCAATTTTAGCGATTTGCAAGCATCACAAAATAGGTGTTTACCCTATGTTTTGCAGGTTTATCACATCGTGGAATATAACTATTAGTAATGATTCAGACCTACTTTAGACTAAGGGTTTACCCTGACAAAATAGAGTTCTCAAGCTGGTAATACTAAGCCCTCAAAACAGGCTAAAAGGTCTTAAAAGCCCTGTAATCGATTCCTATGACATTGTCATCTTAGCCTGGCATTGCCTTGCTTTTATCCGGATACTGTTGTATTAATACCACTGTATAAATAGACAGTATTGTTTATGACGTGTAAGTATCCACTAACTATGTTGCCCTGTAATGGTGCATCATCGTCCCACTCACCTGGTGCTGTACAGATATACAGTGACGTAGAAACAACACTGTCCCCATTATCGATGTAAGTAAGTACTCACTATCGTTGACTCTGTCCCTATTATAGACAACCCAGGAGCAAGTAAGTAAGTGCTTACTTCGCTATAGTGTGGTATAGAAACAACATAGGGGGGAGGGGGTGTTGTTGTGTTGTTAATGTTGTTGGAGCCGCTATAGCATACAAAAGAGTAAAATAGGACTTATGTCAACATAGACCTAAATAGTTGATAATAAAAGATAAAATAGACAAGATTGTTTATAATGGAAAATGCTCACCTCTGTAAGAGGGACTGCGGAGGATAACACTGTTAAGGTAGCCCCGCTGTCTGCGCTGCCGTAGGCGTCTTAGACAACCCCCTTAGAAGTACTTTAAACACTGTTTATAAAATAATGCTTGACAGAATCACGAAAGTATGCTAAAATCGCTTTACAAGTGAAAAGCACACAATAAAGATACTGTATAGTCCCCTTCGGGACGACAAGTTATAGCGCCCTGTAGCAAGGGGAACAACAGCCAACAGGCGTTCCCCTCTCCGATAGCGAACAACGAATCTTCCGATAGCACTCTATAGTACTTGTGGTGCTTTGATTTTTTTATGTCTCCTTAAAGGATAAAGACTCATGTCGGATGATTTGTCTTCTAACGAAGTGTTGGTGGTTGAAAAACCAAAGCGTCCGAAGATTAAAAGACGTGAAGTGGTTAATGGTAAACCAAAGCGTGGTCGTCCCACAAAGGCGGCTATCGCCAAGAAAAAGAATCCCGGCATACTGGGTAGACCTCCCGGCGACGCTGCTAGGATAGCGGAGTTTAAAGCTAGGTTATTAGCCACTGCTGGTGATAGTGTTATTACAAAGATTATAGAGACTGCATTGGCGGATGGTCATCCAGCGCAAGGTGCAATGCTCAAGTTCTGTGGAGAACGATTATTACCATTATCTAGCTTCGAGGCTAAGAGTGGTGGCGGTACTCCGCAGATTAGTATTAATATTACTTCGTTAGGTTCTCCTACTATAGAATCTTCTGAAGTAATTGAAAACGATGTAACAGATGTTGTTATAAGAGATATTGATGACAACACTTGATTTTAAACTATTGAATTGGCAACAAACAGTATTTAAGGATAAGACTCGATTTAAAGTTATTGCTGCTGGTCGTCGTTGTGGTAAATCCAGATTATCTGCAATCACTTTATTAATTGAAGGTTTAAATTGTCCTGAAGGTTCTAGTGTGATGTATGTTGCACCAACACTAGGACAAGCTCGTACCATTATGTGGGACTTGTTAATGGACTTAGGTAGACCCATTATCAAATCTGCTCACATTAACAACTTAGAGATTACTTTAGTTAACGGCAGAAAAATCCTCATTAGAGGTGCTGACAACCAAGACTCTTTGCGTGGTGTGTCTTTGTCGTATTTGGTAATGGACGAGGTTGCGTTTATTAAACCAGAGATTTGGGAACGAGTGCTTCGTGCAGCGTTGTCAGATAAAAAAGGTAGAGCAATGTTTATTTCTACCCCTTCTGGTCGTAATCACTTTTATGAGTGGTTCCAGTTAGGACAAAGCGGTGAAGATGAGGATTGGAAGTCTTGGCACTTTACTACTGCAGATAACGAGACGATTGACCCTAAAGAGATTGAAGCTGCTAAGAGGACACTAAGTTCCTTTGCTTTTAATCAAGAGTATATGTCTTCCTTTAACAATGCTGGTTCTGATTTGTTTAAAGAAGAGTGGATTAAGTTTGGTGACGAACCTAAAGATGGTTCATGGTACATCGCAGTAGACTGTGCTGGCTTTGAAGAACTAGGTAAGAAACAAACAAACAAACGCTTAGACAAAACGGCTATAGCGTGTGTAAAAGTAGATAATAATAATATTTGGTTTGTAGATAAGATTGAATGTGGTCGTTGGTCTACTGAAGATACGGCACTAAGAATACTTAAAAACATTCAAGAGTATCAACCAACCGCAGTCGGTATCGAGCGAGGAATCGCTAAGCAAGCAATTATGAATCCTTTGATGGATGCGATGCGTAGAATGAACTGTTACGCTCACATTGAAGAATTGACACATGGCAACAAAAAGAAAGTAGATAGGGTTACTTGGGCGCTGCAAGGTAACTTTGAGCATGGACGGATTGTGCTTAATGCTGAAACTGACTTTGATTTATTTGTAGACGAGTTGTTGATGTTTCCAACGCAAGGCGTACACGATGATACTGTCGATGCCCTAGCGTACATTGAACAACTTGTAAGACCTTCTTTCGATGTCGATGATGGCGGAGATGAGTGGGAAACTTTAGATGTGATAAGCGGATACTAATGGATAACTACATAGAACAGCTTTTGCAACAAGCACAACAGCAGTATCCTTTTGTTTCTCAATATAACCCACAAGTGGTGTTAGGAACTGGACAAGGATACGCTGAGACATACCCTGTTGGTGAAACTGGTAGACCTCTAGGTGGTGGTAAATTTAGTCGACCCTCTACTCTTCCAATTGATAAAGTTGGAATTGAAATCTACAAACCAAAAGAATTTACTCCTCGTGATTTAGCTGGAGAATTGTTACATATTGACCCTGTAGCTAATAAAATTAGAGACCAACTAATCAAGACTTGGACTCCAGAGCAAGTTAAAAAATTACAAGAACACGCTTTAGATTTTGACATGACGCTTGCTGAAGGTCGTCCATTACAAGACGCAATTAAAAACGCTACCGATTCTGCTCTTCGTGGTTATGTTGTAGGTCAATGGAGTCCAGAAGTTGATAAGTCTTTTAACTACACCCCGAAGCAAATGAAACTTTTAGACGAATTAAAGAACTATGTAACTCGTCCTGCAAAAGAAGAGTTAGCTACCCCTTTCTACACCGACCCATTCGGTAATTCAATTTAAGGAATAAAATGGCTGAGAATATGGACATGAACGAAGGCACTATGTGGGATGAACCCTCTTCATCTGATAAAGAACTAGCAGCTTTTGTTGTTGCACACTGTGACCGCTGGAGAGACAGTCGTGACCAGAACTTCCTAGAAGACTGGAAAGAATACGAAAGAATCTTTAGAGGTGAATGGGCTTCTGAAGATAAGACAAGAGAGTCAGAGCGTAGTCGCCTAATCAGTCCAGCCACTCAGCAAGCGGTAGAAACTCGCCACGCTGAAATCATGGAAGCTATCTTTGGTAACGGAGAATTCTTCGACATCAAAGATGACCTTAAGGATTACAACGGCAATCCAATGGATGTCCAAGCTCTTCGTGCTTTGCTCATGGAAGACTTAACTGTTAACAAGATTCGTAAGTCTGTTGACCAAGTTGAATTGATGGCTGAGATTTATGGAACAGGTATTGGCGAAATTATTGTCAAGACTGATACTGAGTATGTTCCTTCCACTCAAGCAATTCCCGGTTCAGAGCAAGCTGCTTATGGCGTTACTGAGAAACAATACTTCTGCGTTAAAATAAATCCAGTTAATCCTAAGAACTTCTTGATTGACCCTAACGCTACTTCGATTGAAGATGCGATGGGTTGTGCCATTGAGAAGTTTGTCTCTATCCACAAAATCGTGGAAGGGATGGAAAAGGGTATCTATCGTAAGGTAGACATCGGACCTACTGGTAACGATGACGACTTAGAAGTAACTCAAGAAGTAATTCAGTTCCAAGATGACAAGGTTAAACTCCTTACTTACTACGGATTAGTCCCTAGAGAGTACCTAGAAGACCTTGAGAACAACGGAGAAGAGGTAATTGACCTGTTCCCTGATGATTCAGTCGCAGACAACTACAGCGACCTCGTAGAGGCTATTGTGGTCATTGCTAATGATGGATTACTTCTCAAGGCTGAGAAGAACCCCTACATGATGAAAGACCGTCCTGTAGTTGCTTATCAGGATGATACAGTTCCTAATCGCTTTTGGGGTCGTGGTACAGTAGAAAAAGCCTACAATATGCAAAAGGCTCTTGATGCACAGCTTCGTAGTCATTTAGACAGTTTAGCTCTCACGACTGCACCAATGATTGCGATGGATGCTACTCGCTTACCTCGTGGTGCTAAGTTTGAAGTTAAACCCGGTAAAGCTATCCTCACCAATGGTAATCCTGCAGAGATTATGATGCCATTCAAGTTTGGTAGCACAAGCCCTGAGTCTGCAGCTACTGCTCGTGAGTTTGAGCGTATGTTGTTGATGGCAACTGGTACTTTAGATAGCCAAGGCATGGTATCACAGGCTTCTCGTGATTCTACTGGTGCTGGTATGTCAATGGCTGTGTCTGGAATTATCAAGAAGTACAAGCGTACCCTGACAAACTTCCAAGAAGACTTCATGGTTCCGTTGATTAAGAAGGTTGCTTTCCGTTATATGCAGTTTGACCCTGAGCGTTATCCTTCTGTAGACATGAAGTTCATTCCTACCGCTACTTTGGGTATTATGGCTCGTGAATACGAACAACAACAGCTTATTGGCTTGTTACAGACACTCGGACCTAACACTCCTGTGTTGCCAATTATCCTCAAAGGCATTATCGCTAACTCTAGTCTGTCTAATCGTGCTGAAATGGAAGCTGCATTGACTCAAATGAGCCAACCTGACCCACAAGCACAGCAGAAACAGCAGATGGCAGAGCAAATGCAGATGGAACAGGCTCAAGCAACAACTCAATCGCTGCAAGCTAGAGCGCAAAGAGACCAAGCAGAGGCACAAAAGACTGTAGTTGAGACACAATTACTGCCTGAAGAGCTAAAAGCGAAGGTTATTAGTTCACTTTCTACCAATATTGAAGGCGATAACGCACAGATGCAGTTTGAACAACGTGCAAAGATTGCTGATTTGATGCTCAAAGAGAAAGATATTGAAAACAAAGGCAAGATTGTTGAATTACAGATGCAAAAAAACGCAAGAATGTAAAGAAATCTATTGACTTTTTAATAAAACTGTGGTAAAATACGGCTATATAAGTAAGTAAGCACTCACTTACATTCTCCAAAAGGACAAAGAATGGACGAAAAACTACAAGCCTATTACGAGGCAAGATTCTCGATGATGGCTACCCAAGGTTGGAAAGACCTGCTTGAAGATGCTCAAGGCTTCTTCGATGGTATCAACAAAGTAGCAGCAATACAGAATGAAAATGATTTGTTTATGAAGAAAGGGCAGTTAGACGTTCTTCAGTGGCTATTAAGCCTTAAAGACAGTTCATCACAGACCTACGAGCAGCTCATGTCGGGAGACTCAGCAAATGGCTCTTAGGGTATTTGATTTCCTCTGCGAAGAGGGACACTTACACGAACACTTTGTTAGTTATGAGGTGACAGAAGTATCGTGTGAGACTTGCAGTAAAACTGCTTTACGACAGATTTCAACTCCTACCATTTATTTGGAACCGTTTTCAGGGAACTTCTCTGCAGCGGCGGATAGATGGGCGAGAAATAGAGCTGAAAAACAGAAACTAGAGCAGAAACAAAATTCCTGAGACACCTCGTAAGAGCCTCAGATTATTAATCCTAAAATCACTTGATACGGTGACAGGAGACTTTAAAAATGGCAGCACAATTCATTGAACAAAACGAACTGTTTAACAGTAACGAACAAGACGAAGTACAAGACATTACAACCCCAGTTCCTGACAGCACTACTGCAGGAAAAACTGAAGAGGCTGGTGTCAAAGCTGAACCAATAGAAGAATTACCAGAGAAGTACAAAGGTAAATCTGCTCTTGATATTGCTAAGATGCACCAAGAAGCTGAAAAGCTCATTGGACGACAAGCAAATGAAGTTCACGAAGTACGAAGTCTTGCAGACCAGTTATTAAAACAGCAACTCGATTCCAACAAGAGAATAGCAGCCCCGATTGAAGAATCGCTTGAAGACGACTTTTTTGCCGACCCAGCAAGTGCGGTCAACAGACAAGTAGAGAAGCATCCTGCAGTACTTGAAGCTAGACAAGCAGCTTTAGAAATGAAGAAGATGAAGACGGCACAACAATTGTCATCTAAACATCCTGATTTTGCCACCGTCGCATCAGACGCTGGATTCCAAGATTGGGTTAAATCTTCTGCAATTCGTTTAAACCTGTTTGCTAAAGCTGACGCTGAATACGATTTTGAATCTGCTGATGAATTGTTGAGTACCTACAAGGAACTTAGACAAGTCAAACAACAGAATCAAAATACTCAAACAGCAGCAGTTGAAAACAAAGCTCAAGCACAAGCAATGAAGGCAGCTACAGTCGATGTTGGTGGCTCTGGTGAAACCAGCAGAAAAGTATATCGAAGAGCAGACCTTATTAAACTGAGAATGACAGACCCTGACCGCTATATGGCACTTCAAGATGAAATCATGAGTGCTTATGCCCAAGGACGAGTCAAGTAATTTTAGAATTTATAATTTAAAGGAAATATATCATGGCATTAGGTACAGATAACGTAACGGTCACAACAGCAGCAACGTTCATCCCAGAAATCTGGAGTGACGAAATTGCAGCCGCTTACAAGAAATCATTAGTAGCAGCTAATCTTGTTAAAAAGATGTCTTTCAAAGGCAAAAAAGGCGATACAGTTCATATCCCTGTTCCAACTCGTGGTTCAGCAGCTTCTAAAACTGCAGGTTCACAAGTTACTTTGATTGCTGCAACAGAGACAGAAGTAACTGTTTCAATCACCAATCACTACGAGTATAGCCGTTTGATTGAGGATATTGTCGAAGCTCAAGCATTGTCTTCACTGCGTCAGTTCTACACAGACGACGCTGGCTACGCTTTGGGTAAGCAAGTTGACACAAGCATTATCCAATTAGGTCGTATTTCTCAAGGTGGTGCTAATACAGCAGCTTACACTAAGGGTTACATCGGTGGTGATGGTTCCACATTGTATGTTGCTGCAAACAATAACGCTTCTGCATTGACTGATGCTGGTATCCGTCGTGCTATCCAGCGTTTGGATGACAGCGATGTTCCAATGGATGGTCGTTTCTTCATTATCCCTCCATCAAGCCGTAACACATTGATGGGCTTAGCTCGTTACACTGAGCAAGCATTTGTTGGTGAGCAAGGTTCTGCTAACACCATCCGCAATGGCGAAATCGGTAACCTCTACGGTATGCCTGTATTTGTATCTTCTAACGCTGATACAACTTCTGGTTCTACTGCAGCTCGTACTTGCTTGATGGCTCACAAAGATGCAATGGTACTCGTTGAGCAAATGGGTGTTCGTTCACAAACTCAGTACAAACAAGAGTACCTCGGTACATTGTTCACTGCAGATACACTCTACGGTGTAGCTGAGTTGCGTGACTACGCTTCTGTTGCTTTAGTTGTTCCAGCTTAAGTAGTTGATTGACTCTGCCCCGGTAGAAACTGCTGGGGCAGTTTACTTTAGTACTCTCTCATAAGAGTTTTAAAATAAACTGTAAAGGTACAATATGGTTCAATTTAAATGTATTATTTCTGGCAACATTATTTCTTTTGAACACGAAGTAGATATTCTAACTACTCGTGATAATCCTGCTTATGAGGAAGTAAAAGAAGAAGTAAAACCTGTAGCAAAAACCACTAAGAAAACTGTAGCAACTTCTGAGGAAGTTTAAATGTCTATCTATCGTGGTGCAGGTGGAGCAGGAGATGCTGTTGCAGACTCCTCAAGTGAAGCTCTTTTAGTTCGTCAGTTAGCTGTAGAAGCTCAAGTAGATGCAGACGCTGCTCAAGCCTCTGCCACTGCTGCTTCTGGTTCAGCTACAACTGCTTCTACTCAAGCAAGCAACGCTTCTACATCAGCATCTAATGCTAGTACATCAGCGACTAACGCATCTAACTCAGCTACCTCTGCAAGCGGTTCAGCTTCTACAGCAACCACACAAGCCTCTAACGCAAGTACTTCTGCAACGGCTGCTGCAGCTTCAGCAAGCTCTGCTTCAGGGTCTGCTTCAACAGCAACTACACAGGCTTCTAATGCAAGTACCTCAGCAACTACAGCAAGCACTCAAGCATCTAACGCTTCCACTTCAGCAAGTGCAGCAGCAACTTCAGCAACTAATGCTTCCAACAGTGCATCGGCTGCTTCCACATCTGCTACAAATGCAAGCAACTCCGCTACATCCGCTTCAGGAAGTGCTTCTACAGCGACTACTCAAGCCAGCAATGCCAGCACTTCTGCATCTAATGCAGCTACCAGCGAAACTAACGCAGCAACATCAGCAAGCACAGCAACCACTCAAGCAGGAATAGCAACTACACAGGCTGGTAACGCTTCTACGAGTGCCACTACAGCGACTACGCAAGCTAGTAATGCTTCCACCAGTGCAACTGCTGCTGCAGCTTCTGCGACCTCAGCAAGTGGCTCTGCATCGACTGCTACAACGCAAGCATCTAATGCTAGTACATCAGCGACTAATGCTGCTACTTCGGCAACTAACGCTGCCAACTCAGCAACAACTGCAGCATCATACACTCCAAGTCAAACAGGTAACTCTGGTAAGTTCTTAACTACCAACGGAACTGCTACATCTTGGGGTACTGTCTCAGGTACTATCTCTGTTACTGGTGGTGATTTAACTCTATCTGGTAATACTGGTACTGCAATTACCAATGCAACTCTAGCAACAGTTAATAGCAATACTGGTGCTTTTGGTTCTACTACATCTATTCCAGTTATTACTGTAAATGGTAAAGGATTAATTACTGCAGTATCAACTGCAACAGTAAGTTCTTTACCTTCTCAGACAGGCAATTCAGGAAAGTATTTAACTACTGATGGTAGCACTGCATCATGGGGTACAGTTGGTGGTGGTCAATACTTTGGTACTGCTGCTACAAAGGCTATTGCTTATAACTCTACAAGTATTGCAGAGAACATTACAACTACAGCAGGTAACAACTGTTTATCTGTTGGTCCACTAACAATCGCATCAGGTTATTCTGTAACTGTTGCATCAGGGCAAAGGTGGTTAGTCTTATGAGTTCAGTCGTAATCTCAGGCGATACATCAGGTGCTATTACTTTAGCTGCCCCTGCCGTAGCTGGTACTAATACTATTACGCTACCTGCCTCTACTGGCACAGTAATGGTTAGCGGTAATATGCCAGCGTTTAGTGCTTTTAAATCAACTTCTTTAGGCACTCAATCAATTACAGCAAATACTTTTACAAAAGTTACATTTGATACTGAAGATTTTGATACAAACAATAATTTTGCATCAAGTCGTTTTACACCTACTGTAGCTGGATATTATCAAATTAATGGACAAATAGATTGCGGTGGTGCTGGAACAATTATTTGTTCAATTTATAAAAATGGTTCTGAATTCAGACGAGGTTCATCCGTTATTAGTTCTATTGAAACATATAGTAATGTTGCATCAATAGTTTATTTTAATGGTTCTACAGATTATGTTGAGCTATACGCACTTAGTAGCGGTGCTACTGGTTCAGTTTTTGCAACAGCTACTGGCGTATATACTTATATTAATGGTTCAATGGTTCGGAGTTCATAATGACTTTATACGAAAAAATTAAAACAATTTACCCCGAACTTACTGATGCTGATTTTGTTGGTCGCAATGTAACAATCACACTACAAAACGATTCAGACGGCAAAGGCGATTATATTGCTAAATGGGAACATCCTACACTAGCTAGACCAACTGCGGAGCAACTAGCATAATGGCATCTACAATATCTGCTGGAACTACAAGTGGAACTGCAATAGCGATTGCTGGTGATACTTCTGGTGCTTTATCATTACAAACTAATAATGGAACAACTGCGGTAACTATTGATACATCTGCTAATCTGCAATTTAACTCAGGTTACGGCTCAGTAGCTACTGCATACGGCTGCCGTGCATGGGTAAACTTCAATGGTACTGGTACAGTAGCTATTCGTGCTAGTGGTAATGTATCTAGCATTACTGATGACGGTGTTGGGTTATACCGAATAAATATGACAAATGCTATGCCTGATACAAACTTTTGTTTACAAGGGACTGGTGGTGGAACAACAGGTGGTTTTCTACTTAGAGATAACTCAGACGGTTTAGCACGAACAACTTCGATGGTTCGCATCAATACAGCTAGTTCTGGACCAGCTGACCAAGACCAAGCATTCATCAACATTGCTATCTTTAGATAATTAGGATAAAATGATACAAAGAATAATCTACCCTAATGACGATGGCGGTGTATCTATTTTGATACCAACTGCTGAGTACCTTGAAACACACACTATTGAAGAACTAGCTGCTAAAGATGTACCTAAAGGTAAGCCTTTTAAGATTGTATCTATAGAGGATATTCCAACAGATAGAACCTTTAGAGACGCATGGGAGTATCAAGAATGATTGTTATTAACATAGACAAAGCTAAAGTTATTACTAAAGATAGATTACGTACTGAGCGTACTCCGTTGCTAGAAGTTCAAGATGTATTGTTTCAAAGAGCTTTAGAGACTGGTGCAGACACTGCTGCTATCGTTGCTGAGAAGCAAAGACTAAGAGACATTACTTCTTTAGTTAATATTGCTACAACGCTTGATGCACTAAAAGCACTTAAAGCGGAGAATACATAATGACAATGATTATTGATGGGACTAATGGTCTTACATTTAACAACGCTACTACACAAAATAGTGGTGGTAAAATATTACAAGTAGTTCAAGCTGTAAAAACTGATACATTTTCTACTACAAGTGTAGTACCAACTTATGTTGATGTAACTGGTTTATCGGTAACAATTACTCCTCTTTTTGCTTCAAGTAAGGTGCTTGTTTTTGTTAATATGGTTCTTGGAACTTCTGCTTATAATGCTTATTACAGATTAAATAGAAATAGCACCGCCATTTTAATTGGTGATACTGCTGGTAATAGAGCAACTGTTACTGAAGCTATGGACGCTGGTGATACGGATGGTTCTAGAAAACAAACTCCTGTAAATACTTGTTATCTAGATTCTCCAGCAACAACAAGTGCCACCACTTACAAAGCTACAATTTGTGCTAGAACATCTGGAAATACTGTTTATATAAATCGTTCTGGAAATGATAATAATGATATTACTTATGACCCTAGAGCAACATCCACAATTACAGTAATGGAGATTTCTGCATGATTGATTATTCTCAAATTCTTTCTAAAAATTATACAAATGCACAATGGTCTTTAAATGGCGATTATTATGATGGTTTGATATGGTTAGATGAATCACCAAAACCAACACAAGATGAACTTGATGCTCTTTGGGAATCAACCAAAGCTCAATTATTAGCAAAAAAAGAGCAAGCCGAATCAACTAAAATATCTGCACTAGCTAAACTAGCGGCATTAGGTTTAACCCAAGCTGAAGTAACTGCATTGGTAGGATAACATGACAGATTCCGTAGAGCGTATCGCTGTGTTAGAAGCTGAAGTAGAAAAGCTACAAGCCAGTCAGAAAGAAATACTAGACTGTATCCATGCAGTGCGTGATGAGATGATGCGTTACAAAGGCTTCTTAGGTGGAGTTGCTTTCTTAGCTTCTGGTATCGGTATATTCTTGACTCTGTTCAAGGATTGGATTTTTAAACACTTTGCGTAAGGTAATATGCGTTCACATTCAGTAGGTAAGAATTTAGTTGCAAACACTAAGACTACCTTGTTCACTGTCCCTACTAGGAACATGGCATTGTGGAAGCTGTTGTACGCTTTTAATAATACTTCTTCAGCTAAGACATTTAGTTGCTGGTGGTATGACAAGAGTGAAAACGTAGAAGTAGCGATTGCTTCTGCTTATCCACTTTCTTCTAAAACATTCTTCTTACTCGGTGACGGGAATTATGTTGTTTTAGATGAGGGAGATGAAATTAGAGCTATCTCTGAAACAGGTTCTACCACTACTGTTGTTATTACAGTAGAGTTAGACGCTAGGTCAACTGTACAAAACTTTGCATAAAGGATAATCATGGTAACTAAGAAACAAACAGCTAAAGTCGGTAAAGTAATGTCTGAATACAAAGCTGGTGGACTACACAGCGGTAAAGGCGGTCCTGTAGTAAAGAGCCGTAAACAAGCTATTGCTATTGCTATGAGCGAAGCTAAGATGCCTCAGTCTAAGATGATGAAGAAATCTGCTGGTAGAGGTCGATAATGAAACAAGGACTCTATTCCAATATCGCAGCCAAGAAAGCTCGTATTAAGGCTGGTTCAGGTGAGAAGATGCGTAAAGTAGGCTCCAAAGGCGCTCCTACTGCTCAAGACTTTAAAGACTCTGCTAAGACTGCAAAGAAGAAGAAATAATGCCTAAGAAAGCGTTTCAGAACCCTGAAGGCGGTCTCAATCAAAAAGGTAGAGACTACTACAATAAGACTACTGGTTCTAAGCTAAAGCCACCAGTGTCTGCTAAAGAGGCTGCAAAGTCTCCTAAAGCTGCTGGTAGACGTAAGAGCTTTTGCGCTCGAATGGGTGGTGTTGCAGGTCCTATGAAGGACGAAAAAGGCAGACCTACTCGTAAAGCACTGGCATTAAAGAAGTGGGATTGTTAAAATAATTGTTGACACATAGTCAAAACTGTGTTACACTAAGGAAAATATGGCATCTAAAAACTACCTAGAACTCACTAACGAGGTATTAATACGACTGCGTGAGCCAGAGGCTTCCTCAGTGTCTGATAACGCCTATGTTAAGCTCATTGCTAAGTACATCAATGATTCTAAGCGTCAAGTAGAAGATGCGTATAACTGGAATTCATTATCTGAGACATTATCTGCTACAACTGCTACGGACATCTTTAACTATGTCTTGACAGGCACTGGTCAGCGTTTCCGTGTGATTGATGTCTTAAATGACACTAGCAATACTGTTCTACAGAACGCTACTACTCATTGGATGAACCGGATGTTTTTATTAGGTTCTACCACTAAAAATTCACCAATGTACTATAACTTTAACGGTACAAACACCAATGGTGATACACAGGTTGATTTATTCCCTATTCCTGATGGTGTGTATGATATTCGCTTTAACGTCATTCGTCCACAGGTTGAATTAGCAGCTAACTCAGACAAACTCTTAGTTCCACATGAGCCTGTAATTCTTGGTGCTTTGGCTAGAGCGCAAGCTGAGCGTGGTGAAGATGGCGGTGTACAGTCTGCTGAGACATACGCATTATTTAAACAAAGTTTATCAGATGCAATTTCGTTAGAGTCTTCACGCTATGTTGAAGAATCTGAATGGATTAGCGTATAATGGCTGGACAGTTACAGACCTCCTCCATTGCTGCTCCGGGATTCTATGGACTAAACCTCCAAGAATCAAGTATTACTTTAGCTTCTGGGTTTGCACTTAAAGCACAGAACTGTGTTATTGATAGATATGGTCGTATTGGTGCTAGACGTGGTTGGACACCTTTAAATGCTACCAATGCAGATTTAGGTTCTAATCCCATTGAAGCCATGATGGAAGTAGTTGATGGCGGTGACAACACTATCATCTCTGCTGGTAACAATAAGTTATTTACTGGTCGTGCAACATTAACACAGAAGCTAGTTCGTAACGCAACTAACTCAGGTAACGCTACTTACACAATTACTGCTAATAACTGGCAGATGGCTGCGATGCCTTATGGTGATGTAAACGACTTTCAGCCTCATGCGTATTTAGCACAGGCTGCACATCCTATGTTGGTGTGGCATGAGTTACCTACATCAGGTGGTTCAGGACATGCTCATGATTCAGGTACTTTTGGATTTCAGCAAGTAGGTGATATTGGTACACTACCAGCAAACCACACTACTGCTAGTTTTAAACCTAACACTGTATTGTCTGCTTATGGACGTATCTGGGTAGGTAACATTACTGGCGACACACAGACTGTCTATTTTAGTGACCTATTGCGTGGTACAGACTTTACAACAGGTTCTGCAGGTTATTTAAACCTACAAGAAGTATTTCCTAACGCTGATAATGTGGTTGCTCTTGCTGCACACAATGGATTCTTAGTTATCTTTGGTCGTAATAACATTGCTATCTACGCTAATCCGATTGATACAGGTGCATTAGTTTTACAAGACATTATTTATAATGTTGGTTGTCTGTCAAGAGACTCAATTCAAAACATTGGAACAGACTTAGTGTTCTTGTCTAATTCAGGTGTTCGTAGCCTTGCTCGTGTAATTCAAGAAAAATCGCTTCCAATGAACGATATTTCTAAGAATGTTCGTGATGATTTAATGGCTAACGTATTCTCTGAAGCGGATTTAGGTAAGATTAAAAGTATTTATCACGAGAGAGACGCTATTTATTTATTGTCTTTACCTACTACTAAGTTTGTTTATTGTTTTGATACTCGTTCCCGTCTAGAAGATGGTTCAGCTAGAGTAACTGTTTGGGACAACTTAGAACCTAAGTCTTTTTGTATTACACAAGCTAAAGAACTATTGATTGGTAAAACATCTTACATTGGTAAGTATTTTGGTTTTTCAGATAATGGTTCCACTTATCGCTTACAGTACTACACTAACTATTTTGATTTTGATGCTTCTACAAAGCTAAAGATTTTAAAGAAGATTGGCTGGGTTCTTATTGGTGGTACAAACCAATCTGTAGCAGTTAAGTGGGGATTTGATTACACTGAAAGTTATAACGCTACTACTTACGTTCTAGACACCGCTGTTGTCTACGAATACAACATTGGTGAATACAATATTGCTGAATACTCTTCAGGCATTGTATTAGATAGATTCTCTGTAAATGCTGGTGGTTCAGGAACAATTATGCAACTTGGTTTAGAAGCAGACATCAATGGAAACCCTATGTCAATTCAAAAGATTGACGTAGCAGTTAAAGCAGGTAAAACATTAGTTTAAGGATACGATATGGCAGATTATAGTAAAGCAACGAATTTTACCGCTAAAGACGGACTTCCTACAGGAAACGCTGGAAAGATTGTTAAAGGTACAGAGATTGATACCGAGTTTACAGCTATCTCTTCAGCAATTGCCTCTAAATCAAACATCAATAGCCCAACATTCACAGGCACTCCTGCAGCTCCTACAGCGGGTTCAGGCACTAATACGACTCAGCTTGCTAATACTGCTTTTGTTAAAGCAGCAATTGACACACTAGCTTTAGGTAATATGTCTACACAAGCGAAGACTGCTGTTGATATTACTGGTGGAACTATTGTTGGTATTACTGATTTAGCGGTTGCTGATGGCGGTACAGGTGCTTCTACTTTGTCTGCTAATGCAGTGTTATTAGGTAACGGAACTTCTGCGTTACAGACAGTAGCTCCGGGAACTTCTGGTAATATTTTGAAGTCTAATGGAACTACATGGACATCCGCAGCAGCCACTACAGTCTCAGGTTTAGGTTTAAACGGAGAAGTGTGGAACAACGTTACAAGCACTCGTAGTTTTAATACTCAATACACTAACTCTCGTAGTTACCCTATAGCTGTGTCAGCAAGAACAACTTGTGCCACAAATTCATCTATTAATTTTATTGTAGATAGTGTGTCTATCTCTAACTTTAACTGGCAATGGAATGGCTGCGGTGCTTTTGGTGGTGGCTTTGTTATTGTTCCTCCGGGAAAGACTTATCAATTAGACAGTGGTCAAAGTGTTGATTTCTGGAGAGAGTTATATTAAGGATAGATGATGAAATATTATAAAGACGCTGACAATAAAATATACGGTTTTGATAGTACACAAACAGTTTCATCAGGCTTAGTAGAGATTACTAAACTAGAAGCTGAAGTAATTGGTAAACAAAACTTTGAAGCTGCTAGAGAAGCAGAGATTGCTGCAATGGATTATGTTCGTCAAAGACTGACAGCTTATCCAGAGTTAGGACAATTTGTAGATGCTTGGGTTAAGAATGATACAGAAGCATTAGAAGAGTATCGTACTGCTTGCTTAGCAGTTAAAGCAAAGTATCCTAAACCAGCAGGGTTCTAATTGAGTTTTAAAGTACCTGTCGTCATTCGTGAAGACTACACAATGTTGTTAGAGCTTCATGCGGATTTAATATGGTTTCATACAGATGTTCGTAAATGGACACCAACAGTTAAGACAAAGTATTTAGAAGATTTAAATTTATTACAACACTTAGTATCTGTCCCTTTAGTAGCTTTTGCTTCTGAGGACAATAAAAAATTAGTTAAGTTTGGTAAATCAATTGGGTTTGAATTTAAAGAAGATTTCATAGGTCAGGATAAACAAATGTATCACATATATAGTAGGAGTCTATAATGGGTGGAGCAGCGGCACTAGCAGGTCCAGTACTAGGAGTAGCTGGCGGATTAATTTCAGGTTCTAAAGCAGCAGACGCTGCAAAAGGACAAGCTGAAGCATTACGAGCTGCTGCAGATAAAGCCTCTGCAATGGCTCAGTTTAATCCTTATGGGATGACAACTAACTTCGGTACGTCTACATTTGCTGACGGAAGAGGAAGCTACCAACTATCACCACAGCTACAAGCTATTCAGAATAAACTCTTTGGAGCTACTGGTCAATACGACCCTACTCAAATAGGAGCTGCTGCACAACCTATTATGGGTGGCGCACAGTCTTTATTTAACTTAGGGCAACAGTACTTAGCAACTTCGCCACAGCAAGCTGCTCAAGACTACATGACAAGCCAACAGGCTTTGTTAGCTCCGTCAAGAACAGCCGATTTAGCTCGATTACAAACAACTAACTTTGGTCGTGGTACAGGCGGTCTAGGTGTACAAACAGGCACTGGTGGCGCTCCTTCCAACCCATTAGCACAAGCGTTGTTTAATGCTCAATCTCGTCAAGACTTAGAACTTGCTGCTAGAGCTGATGAAGCTGGCATGGCTAGAGCTAAGTTTGGTGCTGGTCTGTTTGGTACTGGTGGTGAATTGTTAGGTCAAGTACCTACATTAACAACCGCTGGTTACAAGCCTTTAGGCGCTCAGTTAGAGTTGTTAGGAACTACAGAAAAGCTAGGACAACAACCTTTCTTGTTGTCTCAAGACTTGGCAAATCAATACGCTCAAGCAGGTGCAAGAGCAGGTCAACTCTATCTACAACCACAAGCTGCTGCAGCTAACGCCTATAGTCAGTATCAAGGCTATAGTCCACTTGGTACAGCACTTAGCGGTGCTGGTTCTGCAATGGGTGGTGGTGGAGGGGCTGGAAGCAGTTGGTTTAATAATTTGTTTAGTAGCGGAACTAATCGTAATGTCGATATTAACACAATGCCTACATCTAACTGGGCTTCAGGAGCATTTTAATTATGGCAGATAATATTGTAGGCGGTTTATTTGGTGTAGACCCAGAACAACTGATGCGTCAGCGTCAAGCAACGGACGCAGCTAACGCTTTTCGTTATGCAAATCTTGAGCCTTTACAGCAAGCTAAGATGTCTATCTATCAAGGCGGTGCTGGACTGGCTCGTGGTGTGTCTGGTTTACTTGGTGGAGACCCTGAATTAGAAAAAGTATCTAAGATTAAACAACTGTCTTCACAGTTTGATTTAACATCTCCACAAGGCATTAGAGATTTTGGTCGTGCTTTGCAACCTTTTGCTCCTAATGAATCTATGCTGGCTGCAGCAAAGGCAGACGAGATGGAGAAGAGTGGTTTAGGTCTACAGAAGACTCGTGCAGAGATTAGTAAAGCTGAATTATCTGCTGCTAATGAAGAGAAACTTCGTGCTGAGTTATCGGCTTTACCTCCTACTGCAACAGAACAAGATGTTATTACAATAGTAACAAAGTATGGTTCTCCTGATAAGATTCTACAAGTTCTACAGCGTTCACAAGATGCTAAACTTCGTAGGGCAGAGATTGCTGCAACTAAAGGCGCTGCTCCGTCTAAACCTTTAGGAGCAAGTCTTCAAAAGAGTGAAGACAAAGATTTGGAAGCTATTGACACTTACACAGCTCAGTCTGAAGCGTTGGGTCCTTCAATTCTAAACTTAACACCAGATGCAAAAGGTGTTCGCAAGTTAAATCTAAGTCCTGTTAATAATGCTAAGTACATGGCACAAAACGCTGTAGGTAACTCTACTGATGAAAGTCGTGCTTATGAAGCACTGAAGTCTGCAGTTGATACAGCCGTTAACTTACAAGTTAGTGCTGAGAAGGGTGTACAGACCGATAAGGACGTATTGCGTTTTGCTAATGCTTTGGTAGCTGCTTATGGTCGAAACGATTCAGAGGCTTCATTACAAGCCTTAAAGCGTTACAACGACGCTATTGTAAAAGCTAAAGAACGCACATCGACTAGGATTGACCAACGACGTACTTCACAGAATGTAGAACCTTTGTTCGGAGGTCAAGCACCAAAACAATCTTCTGGTGCAAAGAAAACTCGTACACTTGCGTCTGGTCTTGTTGTAACTATTGAGGATTAATAATGCCAAAATATACCATCAATGGTGTAACTTACAACTCTGCTACTGCGTTATCTGATGCAGATTTAGAAGAATTAGCTGGTGGAACAGCACAAGCTCCGACACAGGCTGCTCCTGTTGCTACTGCACCAAAACAGCGTTCAATGGTAGATGAGTTTGGTCGTCAGATTGGACTAACTGCTCGTGCTGGTTATGAAGCCTTTACTTCACCTGCCACAATGATATTAGAAGCAATTAGAGGCGGTTATAACTTAGGCGCACAGGCACTTGGTTCAGAGAGTCGTATGCCTTCTGCTGCTCAAGCACAGAGTCAAATGCTGACACAAGCTGGCATCCCTGTTCCTGAAAATGCTTTAGAACGAGCTGTTCAGTCAGGTACACAAGCAATGGCAAGCACTGCAGGAATGGCTAAGTTAGCTCCTAATATCCCTGCTCTTGCGTCTGACTTAATTCGTCAAGTTCCTGCTTCTGCTGCTGCAGGTCTTGTTGCACAACCAACTGCTGAAGTTGTTAAAGAAATAACAGGTAGCGATACTGCAGCAACTATTGCAGGTATTCTTACTGGTACTATAGCTGCTTCAGCAACAGGTAAAGGAATTGATTATAAATATCGTCCAAGAGAAACCATTGCTCAAGTTAAAGAAAAAGCTGTTCAATCTTATCAAGCAGTCGAAGATGCTGGCATTACCTTGAAACCAACAAGCGTACAAGGTATGTTTAAAGAAATCAGTACTGCCCTTGATGATGCTCGTATGGTTCCCGGTACAGATTCAGCAAAAGAAGTAACTGCTCGTTTAACTGAGATGGCTCGTGTATTAGGTAACAATACTGAACTTCCATTTAGTTCTTTAGATAAAATGAGAGCAATGTTAAACGACTTAAAAGGAAGTAATAATGCGGATGTACAGCGTTTAGGCGGTGTTGCTGTTTCCAAAGTAGATGATTACATTAGTAACATTACAGGTAAAGACATTATTGCTGGTAAAGATGGTATTAATAAAGCTGTCAAAGACATCATGTCTGCTCGTAAGGACTGGAGAAATGCCAACAGAGCGCAAACACTAGAAGATGCTTTGAATGTTGCCGAAGTTAAAAAATTAGACCCTAAAGCATCTGAGAGTGAATTGATTCGACGTGGCTTTATTAATCTTGCTGCTAATAAAGACAAAATGAGAGCGTTTACAACTACTGAACAGAACATCATTAAGTCCGTAGCTAAAGGTGGTCCTTTTGATTCGGTTCTAAGTTTAATAGCAAGGTTTAGTCCATTACGTTCACAATTAGCTGCTGCTGGTGGAGCTGCTTTATATACTCAATCTCCAACTGGTGCATTAGCAATGTCAGGTGCTGGTTTATCTGCTGACTTACTACAAAGTGCATTACGTCGCCAAGCTGCACAATCTGCAGTTGGTCAACTTGCTGCTGGCGCTCAAGCACCTGCTCCAAATCTTGCCTATCGTGGTTTATTAGGCGGTGCGTTAAACCCTCCTGAAAATCAATAAAAATACACACTATACACACAATGAATAATTATGGCAGACCTTTACGGAATAAACGAAGGAGTAAAGACACTCACTGGTAGCCTTGACGCTAGTAGAGAAAGCGGTAAAGCATTAGGAAAACAAGTTGAAGCTATACAAAAAGATGCAATAGACGTAGCTCAACAGAAAGCTAACGAAAGACGCAGAGCTGCTCGTGAAGCTGAATTTAAAAAAGAGAAAGCCTTAATCAAGGCTCTTGACCACTGGAAACATCAGAAACAAATCAGTGAACAAGAAGCAAAGTTAAAGATAGACTTTGTTAAAAAACATGGTGCAAAGGAATGGGAAGCAGTTCTCAAAATCAAATTGGATATAGAAAATAGTGAACGAAAGAATAATGCAGAATTTCAACACGACATTAAAGCGGTTAGAAGAGTGCAGTTCTACTGTTTTGCGCTTGCTGCGGTCATTGCGTGGTTTTGTACTTGGGGTTATAAACTTTAGGAGTAAGTAATGTTTGGAATAGATGACATCATTGGTGTAGGGATGAAACTGGTAGATAAGTTAATACCAGACCCAGCACAGAAAGCACAAGCACAGTTAGACCTAGCTAAGTTAGCTCAGGACGGTAAACTTGCTGACATTCAAGCGGATATGAATGAAGCACAAGAGTTAACTAAGCGACTACAAGCTGACATGAATAGTGACTCTTGGCTATCTAAGAACATAAGACCAATGACGTTGATTGCTATTCTTGCTGGATACTTTATCTTTGCTGGGTTGTCTGCTGCAAAGATTGATGTCACAGGTGAGTATGTCCAGTTGCTAGGTCAATGGGGTATGCTAATTATGTCTTTCTATTTCGGGGGTCGCACTTTGGAGAAGATAATGGACATGAAAGCTAAGGAAAAAGATGAATCTAAGTGAACACTTTACTTTAGAAGAACTAACTGCTACTTCTCATAGACAGTTTGACAACACTCCTAACGCTACTGAAATAGCTAACTTAACAAGGTTAGCAGCTACGCTTGAGCAGGTTAAGACTTTACTAGGCGGTAAGCCTGTAATGATTAACTCTGGATTTAGGTCTAAGGCTGTGAATGATTCTGTTGGAAGTCGAGACACCAGCCAACATCGTATAGGAGCTGCTGCTGACATAAGAGTCCCCGGAATGACCCCTAATGAGGTCGTACAGGCTATCATAGCTTCTGACATAGTGTATGACCAACTCATCAGAGAATTCGACTCATGGACGCATATAAGCGTTCCTGATATGCCTTCTAGACCTCCTCGTAAACAAGTGCTAATTATAGACAAACAAGGCACTAGAGTTTACTCATAATTGTGTAGTATATTACACAAAAAAACCCCGCCGAAGCGGGGCTAAAGTACTACCACACACAAGGAATTAGATTTCACACCCTCCAGCAGTGCAGCTCAACATCTGAGCGCCTTCGACATTATCGTCATATTCTTTGAAGTTCTCCCAGTCTACGGTATCAGGAACCAACAACTTTAATCTGTTGTAGGTCTCTTCGTCACACTCTTCATAAGGTGCTTGCTTGTAAGTGCCACCATCCATTGGTAGGAAAGACACTCCAGTAACTTCATCAAAGTGTTTGAATGTCCACGCCCCTACATCCATCCATTCGTTCTCTAAGACAGAGATAGTGACTGACGGCTTATGCTCACAGTAATGACGCTGAAAGATTAACCACAAACGTAAGTGTTGAATAGCAGTTAAGTCTTCACGCAACAGTCCACCTTCAGCTACTTCTACAGGAAAACTAAAGACTGTAGTTGACTCAGGTTTCATCACACAAGGCTCTGCAACGAAACCAGCTTGAATCATAAACTGAGTTAAAGGGTCTTTGTTGTCAGCTCTGACACGACGTATATAATATTTACTATGCTGAGGATGAATACCAGAGGCAGTAGAGCATAGCTGACTGACGGTACCTTCGGGTTTAACCGCCGTGACAGCAACACTCTGATTAATTCCGATAGCGTTAGCAAACTTAGCATTAGTAGCGATAGCAATATCACGTAGTGCCTCCAATCGTGCAGGTAATGATTCATCATCAGGATTATTTAACAAAGTGTTGTCACAGATACCAGTCATAGACACACCTAAGAGTGCTTCTTCTTCAGTATTCTTTTGCCATATCTTACGCAAGTAAGGGAAGTCTGTTAACGACGCTTGAAAAGTTCCAAGAATTGTAGCAAGCCTAATCTTATTAGCAATACTATCTTCAGTGTCAGTAGAGCGAATGATGCAAGAAGACAAATTAC